TAAGTATCTAAAAGAAAGAATAAAAGAAATAAAAATGCAACGATATAAGGAAATTGACATAGAACTAGCTAGAAATATAGCTAAGTCAAAGAGTCCAAAAGTCGTAGCAAAGCTTGAGAAGGCGCAAGCCGCAATTCAAAAACAATACAGCAAAGACATGGTAGATGCCGTTAAATACGAAATTAAGGGTTATGAAGACATGCAGAAGAAGAGATTTAAAGAAGGATCTCGAACTGGTGTAATTCGTAGACAGGCCCCACCTATAAAAGATCAGGCAACAAGAGACAGAACGATCAGATGGGGAAAAGATAGAATTGTAACTGATAGTAAAAAACAGAAAGAAAGTATGGATCAATTCCTTCCAACTGTTGCAACTGCGTCAGAAATTATGTTTAATATGTTAGCAATACAAAGTGCCGTTGGGCCAACTGAATTAACTCAAAGACTTCCGATCACAAGTGAAGAGGCTGCGAGATATAAGTCATATCAAAAACAACTTCTCGGCCTTGTTGGGCAAGCTAAAAGAGATGGTGGACTTGGTATTTATCCAGCTGGTGTTTTACAGGAATGGGATTTAAAAGCAATGGGCGATATTGCAACAACTGGAATTGGAATCCACTCTAAAAGAATACTGAGTGACCTTTTACAAAATACTTCAAACGTATACAGAAATGTATGGAAAGGTATGGGAATTTCTCAAGGGCAACTTCCACCAGAAATGAGATTCAAAGGCCTAACAAGAGGGCTAATGAGAAAGGCAAGAAAAGCTACACGAAGGTAATTAATGAAATTAGTTAATGCGCAAACAAATGAAGTTGAAGAAGTTGCAGATTTTGAAAACAGATTATTTGAAGGGACGCATGGCCTAGTTGCTGGCGAAAATTACGATGTAATTAATGAAGATAATGAAGTTGTAACAGTTGGTTCTGATGTAGCATCAAAAATGTTTCAAGATGGTGCAAGTTTTGCAGATGATGAAGACAGGTATCAACAAAAAATTTCAGATGTCGAAAGTGATGTTGTTGAGCAAGGAAAGGCAATAGCCGAAAGTGCGTTAGAAGGTGTTACAGCTGGGATAAGCACAGGTGTTTTAACAAAAGCTGGTGTGATTGATCCTGAGTCATATTTTCTAAGAAAGAAAGCGTTTCCAGTTTCATCAACTGTTGCTGATATTGGTGGATCTCTTTTGCTTGGTGGTGGACTAGGAGCCTTAGCGAAAGGCGCAGGTAAACTAGCTGTTAAGCATGGAGCCAAACAACTTACAGGGAAAGCAGCTAAATATGCCGGCCTTGGTGCCATAGAATCAGGTATGCGCGGGCTTGGTGATTACTATAGTGAAACTGAGCTTTATGACGATGAGTGGAATGCAGAGAGCGCAATGGCTAGAGCTGCCGTTCCTGCACTAATTGGTGGAACGATCGGTTTTACGGCTGGGAAAGTTTTAACAAAAAGACCAAAGAAAATAAAAGAAGTTTTAAATAAGCATGGTTCAGTTCTTGAAGGCGATGAAGCATTCAAAGATCTTGGAGTTGACTCTCTTGGGATGACAAGAAAAGATAAAGTTCTTGGTCTTAAGGGTGTAAACATAAATGTTGACGAAAACGGTAACCTCTACAACCAAATGGGGAAAAGTAGAATTGCTGTAAGTCCAGAGTTTGCTCAAAATACAAACCTCTTAGACCTGACAAGCCGAGAAGAGTTAAATAATCTTGGGAATAAGTTTGGAGTAAGAAATTTCTATGATGAAATCTATAAAGATTCAAGTCTTGGAGAAGCACTAGCTGGTGGATCTATAAGGATAACTGATTTAATAAATGATGTTAAAACATCTCAGTATGACAAAGAGTTGCTTTTTGATCTTGGTGCAATAACAGATGAGTTAAAAGTTGGTAAGCTTGCCGAAAGAAAAGCAATAGTCAGTGAAATCGGAAAATCTACTGCTATAGGCTCAAGGCTCAGAAAAGATATTTTAAATAAACCAACTGACAAATATTTAAAAACTGCACTGGCAAACAATGTAAAACGATCAAACAGAGCATTAACTAGATTAAGAACTCTTGAAAATAAAAAACTTACATCTAATAGATATGCTGAAACAATAAATGACTACAAGGCAAAGAAAAGACAATTTTCTAATTTATTAGATGATGAATTTAACACAATTGATGGATTCAAGTTAAAAGATAGGGTTTTTGTCACAAGGCCACAAATCTTAGATAAGCATATAAATGCAATTGTAAGAGAAGCATCAGAAGACGCAGGAAAAAAATCAACTAAGCATCTGTTAAGAGCAATTGGATTCAATAAGACAGCATTTAAGAAGTACGGAATTGCAAAGAAAGATGAAATTGCCGACATGGTTTACGAATTGCGAGGAAAGCAAGGAGACAGATCTCTTACATCAAAGATAAGAGAAGTCGGACATACTCCACTTGATAGTAGATATATCGATAAAAATATTGAGATAATGCAAAACAATTCACTTTTTGGAATTGATAATGCTTTAAATAGAATCCAAAACAACTTGCTAGAAAAAAAAGTTATAGACCGTAAACTTACTGGATCAAGCATAAGAAAAATAATCCTAAAATCTGCAAGACGAGAAATGACAGATCCTGACACTGGGAACATTGATGCGATATTTAATAACTCATGGAAAAAAATAAATGAGTTTGCAGACGGTGTTAGAGATCAAAGATTTGTTGATGGTGTTGATGAGCCATTTACAATGAATAGTCTAAGAAGGTTTAAGACAAATTTAGGACAAAAAATAAAAACATGGGAAACAAACGATCAAGGTATTGATAAGGCAGTTTTAAAAGAAATATATTTTGAACTTAATAATCATATTGAAAAGTTAGCAAGAAATAATAATCTAGGAAAAATTGCTGATGAACTAAAAATGCATAATAAGAATTATCATTTATCTACAATAATTGAGAAGTCAATAAAAGCTAAACTTGCTGGTGAAGCTGCTAAAGGTGGTGCTGGAATGACTTCATTTATGAGTGGAGTAATGACAAGTGCCTCTGCTTCTTCTATGGGATTTGCTCCAGCATTTATGCTAGGAAAAATTGCAACAGTTTCTCGCGATTTTATGAAAACTCATGGTGACGAGATAATGGCAAGTTATTTCAGACAACAAGAAATGGCGAATCTTGCAACTCAAAAAGCAATCAAAAAAAGCTCTATAGGATTTGTTAAGAACTTCAACAAAAGAATTGGAACATCTGCAATAACATCACAAATTGATGGCGATAGTGTAAAAAGAATTTACGAGACAGACAAAGAGCACCTTGAGCAAGCTATTCAAGATCCAGCTGATCTTCTTGATAGGTTTATGGAAAACAATAAGCAAATGTCTGCACTACTTCCAGAAGTTTCAAATAGCATGTTTGATAAAGTTAATATGGCCATTGAATTTTTAGCGGAAAAACTTCCAACGTCAAATAATGATGATGGTCTTGATTTTGACTATACTCCAAGTGACAGAGAAATAAGAAAATATCATAGATATAGAAATGCTGCGCTTAATCCGATGAAAGTTATAAAAAATGCAGAAGATGGATATATATCACCAGAAGGAAGAGAGGTTCTTCAGACTATATACCCAAATCTTTATAAAACATTTTTAAGACATTTATCTGTAACAGTTTCTAATGGAAAAGTAAGCAGAACAGAGAGAAGGAAAATTCTAAGATTTCTTGGCTCTGGCTCAGATACATTAAAAGAAAACGGAAACAGACAACTATTGATTCAGTTAAGAAATAAAGAAGTTGATGCTCAGGAACAACAGAGACAACAAGGCGTTTCTGCTCCAACAGAGTCTATGCAAAAGAAAAGATACAATAATTCTCTGACTCAAGCACAGAGACTTCAAGAGAGATAGCTTGTATATTATATAAACAACGGTTAAAATCTTATTGAGTGGCTAACCATGCCTAACCGATAACCAAGGGCGGAAAATGTCGAGAAAACACTATGCTGGCGAACACCTTGTCTTAGACAATGGAGATGTTGCAGGAAATCTAACTTCACAACCTTCAGAAGTAAAATCAACAGATAGGGTGCTATATATAGCAAAATGGACTTCTGTTGGGATAAATGGATCTTTAACTTTTGAAATATCTGACGATAAAAACGATGCATCTAGCTGGACAGAACTTGATTTTGGTCAAATTATTCCAGTTAATGTTGATAATGATGAGCATCAGGTACTGATCTCTCAAGTCACTTTTAAATACATAAGAGCAAAATATAACTTTACGGCTGGCACAGGTAATATTGATATTACTTTTAGAGCAGCATCTCAAGGGGCGTAACTATGAGCTTATATATATATCCACCACTTCAGACTGTTTCTGCCGGATCACCAATAGAGTTTATGATAGATGGAATACCTGTCCAGGTAGAGATTGATACAGCTGTCCAATCAAATACAATTGCATTACCGTCTGGACAATGGTTCGAAGATGAAAATGGCGCAGTTCAAGTTTATAAAGATTCAACAAATGAAAACAATTCAAAACCTCTCCCTGCTGGACTTTACTACGTTAAAGATGGAGTTATAGAGGCAGTAAATAGAGATACAGCAACACCTGCAAATACTAGGCCTATACCAGTTGAGATTGTAGATATAACTGGGGTGCCAGTTACATTAAACTTAACTACTGGAGATCTTGGAGTAGAAATTTCTCATGATGGGCTAACTCATACATGGGACTCAACAAGAGTTGGTGACGGAACAAATTTATTAATTGTAAATGCTTCAGGGCAAGCACTTGTAAAAGCAACAGAGCTTGAAACAGCACTGGCATTACTTCTTACTGAATTACAGCTCAAAGCTGATTTAACAGAGACTCAGCCAGTTTCGTTAGCCTCTCAGCCATTGCCTGCTGGCGCGGCTACAGAGGCAACGCTTGCCGCTCAAAGCGCAAAACTTCCTGCAACACTAGGAAGCAAAGCTGATGTCGCAAGTTTATCTGTTACTCAATCTACAGAAGATAAGGCCATTCAGGCAGCAATTCAAGCAAGTACAGCAGATAAAGATGTAGTTGAGAATTATTATAAAAGAGATTTTTCAACTACACCACTAACTACTATTGCAGGTTGGGTTACTCTTAGAGCATTAACTGCATCAATTAAGAAATTAATTATCACTCAAAATGGTGGTAACGAATTACTAATAAGAAATGCAACATCAGGAAAAGAAATCATAGTTGGTCAAGGTGTAGGAATGGAAATTTCTCTTCTTGGTGTAGCTACTGATGTAATCGAAATATCATCTCTTGATGTAGACTCAGTAGATGGAATAATCTACGTTAATTTTGAAGGATAATAAATATGGGAACTAATTTTTGGAAAAGCGATAAAGTACAATTCCTTTTAAATAAACTTGCGTTTAAAGATGGTGCTGAGATAGTTTATCCATCAGCAAACCCAACCACAGTTGCTTATGATGCACCTGTGGATTCTCTTGCCTTGTTTGGTAAGAGTGCATATATAAAACAAGATGCAGGATCAACAACAAACTGGACTGATATTACACCAACATTTGAGAATACAAAATTTGATTCTTCAAATGAAATCAACGGCCCAGTACCACACATAGACAATCTTCAAAAGATATATTCCCACTTCTCAAGCTCTGGCGTATGTGATGAAGGCGATTTAACTGATAATGCAGACGGGACTGTTTCTATTGATGCTTGTGCTGTTTCACTAAGAGCGACTGCAGATTCACATGCTAACTTATTGCATGTAAACTTGGTAGCTTCTGGTGTGTTGGCACTTACTGATAATGCAGCAAACTACTTATACATTGACTATAATGCAGGTACTCCGCAATGGGCTGTGTCTACATCTGAGACAGTTACAAATGGTCTTGACAAAGTTCTTGGATATATAGTTGCTAGAAGAGGAACAATTTTAAAGATCATAGATGCTAGAAATGCAGCAGTCGATTTTCCAAATAGAGCAGGTACATTATTTAAAGACTTTGGAACTTTCTTGCATAAAGAAGGTGGATCTATACTTGGTGCAACTGGATTAAATGTTACAGTTACAGCAGGTCGATTCTGGTATGGTGTAAACCCTATACCACATGATGCTTTTGATACCTCTATTGCAGGAACGGCTCCTGCTAATGTATTCACATCTATTTACGGTGCGTACACAATTACTGATGATGTTAAATTATTAGATAACGTAAACTATGATAATGCTGGGACACTGACAGCTCTAGGTACAGGCAAATGGAAAGTTGATTGGCTTTACATGGTAAGCGACTCACCAAGCACACTGGCATTAATTTACGGAACTGCACAATATAACAATAAGGCATCGGCAGAACTGGCAGAAGCACCATCTGGATTACCACCTGCACTAGCAGGAGTTGGTACTCTCATAGGTAGGTACTTGATTCAAGAAGGTGTTGCAGGTGCAGAAGCTCAAAGTGTTTTTACAACTACTTTCTCTGCTGCAACAGTAACTAACCACAATGATCTAGCAAGCCTACAGGGTGGAACTACTGATGAATACTATCACTTAACAGCAACAGAAGAGGGGTTTTTATCTGGGCAAGATCAAGCAGTAAAAACAACAGATGATGTAGTATTTAATGAGCTTGATGTTACAAAAAGCACACTAACTGAATATTCTACAAACTCATTACCACTAATTGCTGATGCAAGAGATGGAATGAGAGTAAGAGTTCAAGAGTCTATATTTATGTATTCAGCAACTCATGGCTACTGGATAGCAGTTGATAGGCTAGGCAAAGATAGCGTTTCATTAATTGATTTTGATGGAGTAGAAGACGTTGATGCACTTGCAATAAACAAAGGTAACTCTGCACTTCCTCTCGGTGGTGGTACATTACAAGGAACACTTGCAGACGCTACTACAACAATTGAAGGAAAGATTAAGTCTGGTGGATATACTCAAGCTGTTGGGTCACTAAACGATAGATTTGAATTTCCATTTGTAAACCTATTTAACAGAGGTAAAGGTGACTTGAAAGGTCACAACATAACATACGCATACTCTGGTGACTCTGGTGATATAAACGCATACGTTAGAGATAGTGTATCTGGTGATATTCTCGCAACGTCTCCAATAAAACACAACTCAATTGCAACAACTGGTGATGAGCTTTTAAGAATGGTTGCAAAGCCTGTAGTAGAGGCAGTGATCGGATTCCATGTTGTAAAAGAAAATATTGGTGCAGAATTAGTATTTGATGATTTAGAAGTCATTACTAATCCTTTACCGACTGCTGAGAGTGTTGAGGTTAACTCAGTTAAACTAGAGGGTAATGGCGGCGAAGCAATCACGGCAAACACGGAAAACGTCGTATTTAATGGAGCTGGTACTGGGTGGGATGACACAGCTTACGAGTACACAGTACAGTCTAATGACTCACAACTAAGCCTAATTGTTAAAGTTGAAGACACGTTAGCTACGAGTAGAGAGACACATCTTTATAAAAATGGATCGTTATATAAAGTTTTACACTCTACAAGAAGCACTTATTATGCAAGAACAACTGGTGGGGCATACATAGGATCAGCAGGGGAGTTTAATGCAGGTGACGTTCTATCAATTAGAGTGTCCACTACACTAACTCTGTCGAACGACTCTACTGAGCATTATTTTAACATTGTAGAATCAGCATCTTCTAATAACGTAGTTTTTGAAGGGGCGACAAGTGAAGAAGATATAGAGCTTCGTGGTGTTGGCAATGCAGGACAGGCGATAACTGCGTACGTCACGAGAATACCATTTATAGAAACAATAGACTCATCTGATTCATGGGATGGCTCAACCTTTACAGTACCAGAAGATGGTATTTACACGGGGACAGGTAGGACATATTTTTCTGCTACAAGTGCAGGTGCAGTTATTCTTTACAGAGGTTCAGACGGTACTACTGCTGATGAGTATATTGGTTACGATACGGTTACAAAACAGTCTCACGAGTTCTCCTTTACTAGAAAATTCCTTAAAGGAGAGCAGGTAAATATCAGATTCACTGACACTAAGACGCTTTCTAATAATGCCTCTAACCATAATATCTCAATCACTAAGCAAGCTATTAATCCTCTATACAGCGTCCCTGTGACGAATGAGAGACTTAATTCTATATCACTAGCAGGAAACGATGGACGAGCGATAACCGCTCTCACGGAGAATATACCATTCGATGGCGTTGGCGCTGGTTGGACAAGTGGGGCAGATGGCTCAGCTGACAATAGTTACACTGTGCAAAAAAATGGTTCCACTATAGATGTGTCCGTTGGTGTGGCATCTACAGTAGCCGTAGGTGCTAGGCTTATTATATATATAAATGGATTAATATATAAAAATATCTCGCAAGCACTAGCCACTACTTTGCATAATGGCACGTATAGAATACCTATCGGAGATACTGTCGAGGGTGACCTAATTTCGATAAGGTCGTCTGCTGGAATTACTCTAAATAATGATATTACTACTCACCATTTAAGTATCATCGAGAACTACGATCCCAAAGGATTCTTCTTGGGTAACATGGCATACGGTGTTGGTGTTGCGCAAACTTGGCAAAGTCTTTTAGCAAGTAGAGCTAAAAGCACAGACTATGTAAACGACACCAATAGCCCTATACAGGTTATAATTGGTGCATCTGTTGTTATAAACGGGAATACCTTGAATTTAGTTGTAGATGGACTTGTTGTTGATCTGGCAATGTCGAACTCTGGTAATCAAATACACCATAGCGTGTCCGCAATAATACCAGTTGGTAGTACATATTCTGTTTCAATCGGTCACGCATCAAGTAGTTTAACAAGGTGGCATGAACTTAGGGAATAATCAGGAAGAGTTATGAATGAAATATTAAAAGAAATAAAAGAAATGAGAGTTGAAAATTTAGAAACTCAGCTCAGAATACAGAAAGAAAGCGCTAGGATGAAAGAAGAGCTGAAAAGTGAAATTTCAGAAGTTCGAGTTGATATGGCAAGGCTTAGCACAAAAATAAATATGGTAGTTCCATTTGTAACTTTGTTTTTCACGACAGCATGGCACTATATAAAAACAAAACTAATAGGGGAAGCATAGATGACAGCATTAAGTAATCATCAAATAAACTATGATGAAGATGGGCTAAATTTTACTTTCGATAACCTTCTTGTTGATTTTGACTCTGGTTCCGGAGCAGGTAATAAGGTAAGACTTAAAAAGCTATCAAACACTTCTCCAGAGATTTTGCTTGCATCTGTAATAGATGGATTCGAAGTTGATAGAGATGTTAATGACAACTCTTCTCTTATACCAGTTGGTAACGCAACACTTAGTAATTTTATACCATCTAATGTTGGTGCAGTTGAAAACCAATATTTAACTATACCTACTCCATATGAAGTTGGGTCGTACACTGTTGCTGCTGGATCTTCCTTATCAACCATACAGAGTAGAGCAACAATAAGAGGAAAGGTTGTTACAGAGTATTCTGGGAACCCTACATCAAGTGCATATATCTTTTCTCTCGTTCAATCTGTTGGATCTTTAAACTACCTAGTTTCTATGTATCATTCAACTGGTGGAAACCTAGTTGTTGTAGTAAGAGACGGTGCAGGTGGTGCACTCTTTACAGGATTCGCTGCTGTATGGGTTCCAGTGGCAGGGACTGAATATGAGATAGAATTTAGTATTGATACCAATACAGGGAAATATGTATTTTTTATAGACGGTATAACATTCTTTAGTTTTTCAACTGGATCAACTATAGCGAGGGCAGCTACTTCAAATTCAGTTATTATCGGCAGTTACTACGGGCCATTAACATTCCCATCTGCCCCTATGAAATTTAGGGATATACAAATATTTGACGATGTTCTTCACGTTTCTGGTGATGATTTTTCATCTGAAGTTCCTAGGCTTATACCACGCTATTTTGTTGGTTCTCAATTAATTAGCCCGTCATCAGATCCTACTACTGGCCTCTCTATAAATACCGATAATATAACAGGTGGATCTTCTGTTGTTGTTGAAAATCCACCAGGAACAAATGTTCACTTTATAACAAATTTTAAAGGTGTTCAGTATTGGCACGATGGTGCAAACTGGGTTGCTTCAAATGGAACCTATGCAGAGTCAAATAATACAGCAGAAATGCAAGCAAATATTCTATCTTTTGATTTTTCATCTGGTGGGCTTGTAAAATTTGACACAATTATTCATTCTCAAGACGGACTTTATACACCAGAAATAGAAAATATAGTTTTCGAATATGATTTTTTTGGACAAGAAAAAGTATGTGAACAATGTATAGTTTACGGCCATGTGCTAGATAACTGTGAAGATGTTTCAGATGTTGTAATAACATTTACTTCAAAGCCGTTTATAAGTAATGGATCTCTTGTAACTATAAATGAAACAGTTACAACAGATACTACTGGCTATATGGAAGTATCATTAGCTTATACAAATCTAGTTTCTGGAGAAAGAGAAGTTGACACACTTGTTGAAGTTAAGGCCTCTTACACTGATAACTCTGGAAAGAAACAAACATTTAAGGGTAAGGTAATAATACCAAATCAAGCAAGTATTCTACTTGGTGATTTATTCGTATAAAAAGGGTGGGAATATGCAATTTACAGAAAAACACTTAATCGAAAACGGAGACATGGTTGCAGATATTACATCTGTACCTATCCAAACAGATCAGATCTATATGGGATCTTTTCAAGCAAATAGAGTTGGTACGGCCACAGGGAATTTTATTATTCAGGGTTCAAATGACGGTATAAACTATAAAGATCTAGTTACTGTTGCAGTATCAAATCTTGAAATCATTGAATTTACTGAGTTTACAACAAAATTCATTAGGTTCTTTTATGATTTCGGTGCCAACACTGGTACACTAAATGTTCACTTTTACGCCAAAGGCGCTTAGCCAAGGCATAACCACAACAAGGGGAATTTTATGAGTTTTAACAAAGAAGCATTCATTGAAGATGCAAAAGTTTTAGTTAAGGGTGAAGGTAAAGAGCATTTATCTGAATTTATTGAAGATGTTGCATTCGTTGGATGGGACGTTATCAAGCTAGTTGCTAAGCATACAGAAGGTTTTGTTATTGATGATATGGTTGTTGCATCTATGGATAGCACAATGAAAGGCCTTATCGATAAAATCAATCCGGCCGACAATGAAGCTCAATCTTAATCCAAAAAAATTAATTAAAAAAGAAGCCATTAAGGGGATCATGGGCATGATTATTCGTGCCGTTGGTCTTCCCTTAACTGGTGCTTGGGGATTCGCTATCAAGTGGATAATACGCCCCCTGGTCACAAAGTTTTATAATTGGTCTTCAAAGATGGTTGATGTTTTTGGTGGTCGTGAAATAGATCGTAAAATTGGTGGCAAACAATCTCAAAGGGTAATCCATGCAAATCGTACGGCTCGTGATATTAATAGTTCTTTCAATAACCTTGACTAGCTGTCAGGCTCCACAATTTAGAAATCACGAAAGGAAACTGGTAAAAATATATGATTGCGAAGAAGATACTGACAACATTGGTTTTTTTATTTGCTCTGTTTATTGCGCCAGCCACCTGTATTCTCTCAATGAGCCAGCAAGAATATCAGAAACCATTAGTCTTAACCCTGAATCATGTACTGATACCGTAGGCTTTCACGTGGAGTCATGGGGTACTGACATAACTCCAACAATGAAAGCTTTAAAGAAATTTTATTCTAAAAAGAAGCGGTAGTTGCTTTACAACAATCAGAAGAAGTTGATGGCATACTGTCCTCAAGAGCTTTTTTAGTTTGTCTAATATTATACAAAATATCACTATCCCCACGACTAGTCAGTCCGTACTCTGTTGGCTTGTGGGATTCAATAACATTAAGAAGTCTGTCTATAATATTTAGCTGTGCTGACATTGCCTTATTATCATCTCCAAGATCTGTGATCTCTTTTTCACATCTCTCAAATCCACTTAATAAATTTTCCTTACTTGTCCAATTACTCATTTTTCACCTATTTGTTATGGTTCACATCAACGTGAACTTTCTTTCTTAAAATATCAAACTCATCTTTTTCTGCATCGTGACCAAATAGCACTTTTCCGTTTTTAATTTCGGCTGCGCAGATCTTAATAACGTCACCAGATTTGTGTGTTATCTCAATATACTCTTTTGTGTTGTTAAAGTCTCTTAGTGTAAGAACTAGCATATTAAGGATCTCAACGGATGGCCTTCTTCTTTGAAATATCTCTTTGCTACATCATTCCAGCTATCGAAATATTTATGGCGCTCAATAAAAAATGTACAAATAGCATAAGTAATCTTGAGATCAAAAGAACGACAACGCAGAAAAGCCAATAGCTTGCCATCTGTTTTAATATACTTAACACCATTTCTAACCTTGTATTTTTGTATGCATGAAATAATCATAGCTAATGACGAAATCCACAGAAAAAACAGTCCTATTCTTGGGTTATGACACCAAAAGTAGAAAAATACGTCACGAGGATGCAGCCACCAGCGACCATTCCACCTAGCTGTAGGCAACGCGACACTTACTCCACCAGTTCTATTTTTATTTAGACAATACAATCCTGTCATATTGTCGTGAGAGAAATGGCTTCCAAATTCTCTATTACGATTAGCCCTGAATCTGTCATTGATACTCCATATTGAAATGGTTGACATTGCCCTATCTCTACCATTCTCAAATACACTCAACAAACCTGTAAACATCGGGCCGTTCTCTGACTGATCTACAGATGGAAATTCTTTTGTGTGGATAAATCCGTCTTTATCTATCCAGCTTTTCATTGCATGATCTCATCAGGTCTTAAATAGCTTTCTCCGACTCTTTTTATGTAAATGTTATTGTTTACTTGCATACAGTCCTTAGTCCCTCTTATATAGGTAACTCTGTCCATGTCGGGCTCCCTTGCAAATTTATCTTCGCATGTTTTAAGATCTTCTCTAAGTTCATCTAACCTATCTACAATATGTTGCGTAATACTATCAATTCTTTTCATTTTATATTTATCCCTGTTATACTTAATTGTGGTTTTGTTGTTAGCTTATGCGTAAGTTTTAAAGATTGGGGCATGATGCCCCTTTCTTTATTTATCCAAACATGCCTTTCCCTGTTTCCTTTTATCGTTATGTTTCTTTAGTCCATCATGCTTAAAGCGCATACTTGTCACGGTCTTCCCGTTTCTAAGTGCTGGATAATACAGGACAAAACTCTTTAAAGTTCGCGCCATTGGATTTGATTTATTTAGCTTCTTTCTTTTTTGATTATTCATAGTTAGTCCATGTCCGTTACGTGAATATTTCTCTTTCCAAGATCTTCAATCTTTCGATCAAAATATCTTTTTCCAATTACTGCAAGAGAGATGAACATAAGTTCACCATTCTTATATATGCAATTATCACCATCTTGATTTATTTTTGAATAATATTCTGGCATCATTAAATTTCCCCTTGTTGTTTAAGTTGTTCTAACTTTATATCAATTGCTACATGCAATTCGCTAATAGAATTTTTAGATGCTATGTATACAGATTTTAGAAGTGCCTGATAGTGACCTTTATTGGTAGGGCATATTGCGCAACCCCTATATGGATCTATGTAATCCTTTTCTTTCCTGTCGTACCTGTTTCTTGAGTTTCCTATGTGGTCTGTCTCTTTAAGATTGCTTCTTCTGTTGTCGAGAGTTTCTGTACTAATCCTATGATCTGCAACACTATCTTTAGTAAACTCACCTAGGCCAAGAACTTCTCTGTGTAGATGCTTATGGCCTTTTCCTTTTTCCCAAATTGTCCTAATGTAATACCGTTGAATATTTGCCTTTGTCGATTGATGAATATACCAATGAGTTCGATGTTCAATATGCTCGTAGAAATCTTCTGTGTCGATTTTGCATAAAAGATCAGGCTTATTACTCAAGTTAAATTCTGTATGAGTTTTTAAATGTACAACATTAATTACATTAGCCAATTTTATTATCCTTGTTAATTCTGACCATTCTTGTTTCACGATCAGCATGTTCTTCAATTATTTTCTTTCCGCATTGGTTATGAAAAGATCCCTTCTGTGAAGTTCCTCTCCAATGTGCAGTATAGTCAACATTTCTTCTTATGAATCCGTTGCACACATCACAATATTTTGCTTTTCTGCAAGTCACTCTCAAGAATCTATGCTTTCCAATTTGCTTTATTAGTAATGCCATTAAAGATTAATAGAAGTTAAGTAATCATTTCTATTCTTAATTGGCCTAACTCTAACGTAACCACTGTCTGACTCAGCTCTACCCTCTCCGCCTGCCTCAACCATAAATTCATGGTCTATTGCAATTGAAATATGTGTAATTGACTGATAATCCTTGCCGAAAAATAGCATTGCATCGGTTCTTATTTCACCGACACTTGAAACATCTTTAAACTTATCGAAAATCATCTGTGCGTTCATGTCAGATTTTCCATGTTTTCCAATTGATCTTAAGCACTCAACAACAAGACCTGAGCAATCAAGTCCTGTTGTAGGATTATTGCCAGCCCATTTGTACTGTGTTCCAAAAAAAAGCATTGCTATTGTAGAAAGTTTCATTTTAATGTTCTCCAAAGTTATCAATTAAAAATTCTGTTTTACACTGTGGTAATGTATAAATGTCATCAGTTAAGCATTGATGTATTTCATTTTCGCAATCTGGTATTTCTACGATGAACATAGAACAAAATACATTAATCTTTAAAAGTGTTGCTAGTGTTAGTGCTGTTATTGGTTCCATTTTATTCCTTTAGTTAGTGTGTTTTCTACTGTTGTATTTCTTCAAAGTAAAACACTATCGGTTTATTTGTTATTTCTACTTGTCCATATTTCTCTGCAAACCTAAAGTTAACGGAGTAATCCCTTGCCTTATCTACTTGTGTCCTTAAAAGACTTCTAAACTGTTCAACACTAAAAGGGCCTTTATACATATTGCACTGTGGACATGAGGCCATAAAGTTCTCTTCGCTACAATCACCACCTCTGTAAAATGCTTTTACATGGTCAACGTGCCACCTTTTAGGTAGGTCAATCCCACAATACCCACATTTATCATTGGTTTTTTTAGCTATCGCCTCTCTGTCTTTTTTAGAGATGCTTTTGCGCTTCTTTGGCACAAAGCCCATTTTCTCTAAGTCTTCTTTTGGTAAACTAAAACTCATATAGAATCCTGTGTACTGTTTGTGTTTTGTTCTTCTGGCCATTTTCCTTGCTTTAATCTCTCAACACCGTCCCAACCAAATGATTTTAATAAGTCTTCAACTGGTTTTACATTATCCTTGCCGTGTTGCATTTCTAGCATTATATGATCACGTCTAAGTCTGTACTCAACACCTATGTCGTTTGCATCTAATGGGTTTCTTTCAATATGCTCACCACACCATCCTTTTTTGGTTGCCATGTTCTCGTGCTTATTGCAAAAAAGGTTCTCTTTGTCCCAATGTAAACAGTTATTACAATGTGAATATTCGTTACTTGCCATTATTTTCTCCAATAGTTTTATCTATACCGTTTTAATAATCTCTTTCATTAAAGTAATGCTCTTCTTCGCTCATTTCATTAATGGTAGTTTGTCTAAACTTTAACGCTTTAAACCATGTTGTTACTGTCGAAAAGTTCTCCAGTATCCCCCCGTTATCTCTCATGTGATAAATTTTCCCATTCAAGAAGGCCGCATATATAACTTCATTCTCTTTCTTTCTGCTTGAGAAACTACTTTCTTCGTTTTCCGTTATTCGAATTTTAAAATAGTCCGAGGAGTAAGAGTTTTCGTCTTTGGTGCATTGAATATTAAACCTTCCGTCTCTATTTTCTTCGTCTATACCCTCGTTAACCATCTCCGTTAACTCGTCCCAAAAATCAGAAAATTCTATCTTGTCTCTGTTTTCACCAATGACTTTTGTATTTATATATTTAACAATTTCTTGGGCTTGTTCTTCATTTGTTAGTAATGCTAAAGAATTATTAACGCTACTTATTAAAAAATCTCTATATTCTGGTAGTTGTATTTTTGTAAAATCAACGGCCAGTTCTTTTTTAATTTGTTCCTCTAGACCTTTTGAGAAGTCCGAATAACTTCTAAATTGTTCGGCGACCGCACTTTTTACAGCGGCTTGAATCTTTTCAGTTGCCGCCTCTTTAACAATTTGTTCAAAATTAATACTCTTAACACTTTCTTGAATTACGCTATTAATATCCATTACTCTTTCCCTTGTTTTAAGTTGGTTTACTTGCTTCTATAGTTTTGTATCTGAATACACGTGGTAATCATCAACTTCTAACTCGTCTAAATCTCTCGCTTTCTGAGTGACTTCTTTCAGTGTTCTACATTCGTACCAGTCCATATTGTTAAATAACCAGTCAGTTGCTTCCGATTCATCGTTCATTAAGAAGTCATATTCTTCTTTAAATGTTGTATCGTCTCTGTCTTGATAAATATTGGCCCTATATTTAGCGATCTCGTCTAATTCTATAGTGAAACATCTTGCACACTCTGTATTAATCATTACTTTTTTCATATATTTTCCTTTTCATTGGTATTCCCCGTTCTACCTGTCTTTAAAATGCTCCCTTTTATCGAGAGCATTGTTAAGTATAATTATTAGATATTAGCTATCGATTTTAGAGATAGTATCTCTTCTGTTGGTATAACGTGCCCCTCTCGAACCTCGCTCAATAACCCCTTTATTAAAATATAGCAAAGTGTGATCTCCGGAACGTCAGTTGTATAAACTATTTTGACTCCAGATCTTGCAAGCTCAAGAACCTCAAGCGGAGAAATATCTCTCCCTTCGATTCCCTGTTCTTTGTCTGCATAGATGTAAATTTTTCTATTTGTTTTTCTGTGTATTCTTATCATTTTGATTTTTCCTCTTTGTTTAGTGAAAACTTAACATCTCCAGCCTTCTTCCTTGTTGTCTTTTTTGCTTTTCCTTTTTCCATAAATTCGCTTTCGTGAAAAAGTGGCTCAGTAACCTCTTGATATTGCACAGGTTCTTCTGTCTTCTCTTCCTGGTGTTTTGCAGATTTTACCTCTATTGCAATTGATTCTTTCTCCTCTGCTGGAGCAAGAATATCATTCGATAAGTCATTTAGATTTTCAACCTCTGTAACTTGCTTCTCGTTCTCTCTTTCCATTTCTTCACGCATAAAGATTCCTGCCATAGCCTGAGGGCATAAGCGCCTAAGCATTCCAGCCTCAGCGCATTTCTCAATCATTCTCTTTGCCTTGGATCTCCACAATGGATTTCTAGGATTGTTGTACTCATCAAAATATGCCTTGTACTTAATTTCTACACCGTCATTATTTGTGTATTTAGCTGTTGCAAGTGCAACCAATTCCATTTCTTTTTTAATTGGATTGAAATCTTCCATAGAGTGATATTCACAAGAAAGCCTTTTCATATCTATTCCATTGTCAACAGCTCTGGCCCTTAGAAATTCATAACTAAATAAAGTCACTCCAACCTTTTCGTTTTTTTGTGAATCGAAAAATGTTGTCAGAAATATTTGTCCAAGTGCTGGATTTGCTCCAGTTAATTGTGACTTATGAAGAAAATCAAGCAGGTATCTTTCTTTCAATCCTTGATTATCAATCAGGAACCCACGAAGCCACGACTCTTCAAATGTTCTCTTTGCTGTTGGGCCAGTAATTAACTTTGATCCAAGATTTGTAACCGCTAATTCTAATTTGTTTTCTTGTTGGTCTGTCATTAATCTTCCTTTGTTTCTGTTTTTATTATTAATATTCTTGTTTTTGTTTTTCTTTCTAGTTCGTGCCAAGGTTTATCAGTCCACTCAGTCCACAAAGCAGGATATTTTTTCCTGTTATGCTTCACTATGTGGTATTGATACCTTCTAAATTTAACTTTTCCCATTGGACACCTCAACCATCTGATAACTGTCATCCATCCAGTCAGATACTAATTGCATATTTTGAAATGCTGGCTGATTTGAAACCGACTTATTAAAATAGTCGATCATTTCTTGACTTACATTTTCTAGGATTTCGTTTTTTTGCATTCTTATTTCCTTAGTTGTTTTGATGTAACTAATTTATAAGACTAGGCGCGAAGTGTACAATATAATAATTATATACTTCGCATCCAATCTATCTAGTTTTCATTAAAAGCCCAGTGGGGAAAAGCGATAGGATTAATCTTAATTACTTTTTGCCTATGCTTAAAATCTTCTTCATAACCTATTTTAGCATCATGTAGAAGACTGAAATAATCCTGCTCAGACTTATCCGCTGCACCTTCATCCAATGGCCCAATATTTGTTTCAAATGGCGCGCGTCTTTCAATGTGAAAATATATAAAGTTCTTTGGCTTTCTTTTTAAGATTTGTTCATACATGTTTTCATAGTGTGGAGCTTGAAGATTTTGTCCAAGATTCAACATTCTTCTACCAATATCTAATGGATCTAAAGAAAAGGTTTCATCTATTGTTTTTATGTCTGTGATATATCCATCTTTAGAAATAAGGTCACATTTACCACGTATAAGAAGGCCTGAATGCTTACAAATGCAATACATAGCTTTTTCAATAAATGCACCATGAATTAAACTTTTGAAGAATTGGTTATCAAGAATCTCTCTTTTTAAATAATCAAGGTTGTTAAATAACTCACCTTTAATTAATTTCTTCCCTTCTTTTTCAATTACCGTTCTTTGCTCTTTATAAATTGCAGTAGATCTAATTTTTCCAGCCTTCTTTCCTTTCTCATCTTCGTAGGCATCTTCAGCCCACTTACAAAGATCATCGTCATTGTAATATTTATCAAGGTTCTCAGGTGTTAAAATTAAGTCATGAATCAAAGAACCTTCATCAATTGCAGGTGAGTTATACTTCTTTGGTTGCACGTATCTATTATGGAAATACTTTCCTTGAGATCTTTTAAAATCCTTGAGAGAAGATTGATTTAATCCAGCAGATAAGTGATAAATTTCATCGGCTACATCAAAGAACCCATTAAACTTATTTGCTATGAGAACTTGCCAGAAATCCATCAGCTCCCTAGCATGTTCAGGATCGATCTTAGCCATTGCCTCAACCTTCTTGCCATATAGTTTCATTTGATTTTTGAAGGCCTTAGATGGTTTATCTATGGCCTCAATTGATTTATTTGCTAACGATTCATAAACGTTCATTGTGATTTTCCTTTGTTTGTTGTTAAACATAAAGTAAAGGATTAAGCGCAATGTGTATAATATAAAAATTATATAGACCTAGGATCCAGGTATCTAAAAATTGAATAACCCTAGACCATTGACATTCAGATAAGAATTGGCCTAGGGTTAATTATCCTAGCAAGATTTATTCTAGCAAATCAATCATGTAAGGCCAAGTAAATTAGGAAGGGGTAGATCAACGCCCACTAGAAATACTGAGTCCTAGCTCTATAGTTTTCTAGCCATGTTGGTGGTGTGGTGTGTGACGATGACGGGAAAGGTTATAGTTATACTAGACATCGAGGAAGAACTTAATCCCGTAGAGAATATGGGGGAACAGCTTACTCTGGAGATTCTTTTTCTGGGTTATAGAATCAAGTTTTTAATTAAATAGATTCATAACCTCTTTAGGTGAAGTATGTTCAAAATCAAGGAAACGCTATGAGTCAAACAAAAGAAGTTAAACTTTTAAGATTGAAAAACAGAAGATTAACAGAGAATGAAGTAATAACTTATAAATACATAAAAGCTAATATTCTACATGTATATGGTAAAAAATGTATCAACTGTAATTCTACTAACAATCTGCAACTAGATCATATTGTTCCAGTTAGTATAGATCCAAGTAAGACATTTGATATTATGAATATGCAGATATTATGTGAAGAATGCAACTCTGATAAGAGTAATAATAATTGTGACGATTATCGTACTGTCGAAGAAGTTGAGAAGTTTGTTAAATATTTCTCTAAAAATGTAGATCTCTCAAGAATTTCTAAGATGCCATTTGCTAACCCAAAAAAAGTATTAGGAATAAAGAAATATGCTAAGAAGCCAAAGAAGGTTATCACTAGACAAAAAAGAAAGAGCAAGTTCAAAAAAGAGGTGGCCGCAATAGAACACAAGAAAAAAATTAAACACGATACTTTCAAGCCAACAAAAAGAAATTCTGGAGAATACGGAAAGCTTATGACAAGCAAAAAGAGTGCAACTGTCGATCAGATGGCACAGATAAATGCGATGAAAGGAATCATATAATTATTATAGGAATTGGCTAATAACTATCCAATTATTATATTTCACAAGTTAAGCCCATTGAGCTAATTTTTAATCAACCAAACAAAAGGATTAGAAATGATTAAAACTATCGCAGAACAAAAAGAAGAATTGCATGCCGAGAAGCTGCAAGAAAAACTAATGGATATTAAAGACTATTACAAATTAATGGATATCGATCTTATCTACTCAGAGTTCTCAAGTGATGACGTAGAAACTCTAAAAGACTTAGACATAATAAGAATGAACAATGAACACGATATGTTTGAAGTCGTTGACTTTGAACTATAGGGGGAGCAATGAACAACACTAACGGATTTAATTTAAAAGCGCATGAATTGAAAGAAGGTAAAAGTTACCGAGTAAAATACAATGGTGGTGGCACAGATACCAAAACTGTAAGAGTTGATGGGTGCTTCATAAGGTATAACGATAAAGTTAATAGTCTATTCAATCAATTTTTCGGAACAAGTTTCAAAGAAGAAAAAATTGAAGTTACTGAGCAAGCACTTTTCAACGCTATAGAATCTGCATGGATACACGACGAAATAACGGCGTTTCAAAAAGAAGTAATTGAGGTGCTAAGAAATGCGTAACGTACTTTTATTAATAATATTATGGATAATGTTTGCCATGTATTGGCAGATGTAAAGGAATAGAGATGAGCGATTTAACAATAGAGTGCAATAGCGCAACGATAACATCAACAGGAAGATACTATTCAATGAATATCAGCGTAGAAATAGAGGACTGCGATATTGACGAAATACTTGACTCAATAGGAGAAGATAAAGTCATGGAGTATTTTGGTTTAGTTAATTCTGATGATTTAGATGAAGCAGTAAATGAGTCTACCGAGAAAGAAGAAGAACTTATTGAGCTAAGGGAAGAAGTAGAAAACAAAGGTTATGAAATACAAGACCTTGAGCTTAAAATATCAGCACTTGAGGATGAACAATGATAGTATTATATGCGTACGTTATAGGAATGTTTGCGTTCATTGCAATAGCACCTGGCGAAGACGTTACAAGTGAAGCAAAGATGGCTTTATTATGGCCATATCATATTATTAGGATTATTTTTTAAATGTAGGTGATAACGGACATGCCCACCGAGACCCGCACCGTCGTAAGAACTCAAAGGGATAGGGTTACTGCTGGAATCCTGAATGCGTGCCACACATGAACCACGAAAATCCAGCACCATCATATTATTAGAATATTATTTTAAATTATAGTAAGATATAGGGGAAGGCTAATAACTTTCCTCTCTGTTTGGTTTAGTTGGGTTAGTTTGTGATAGTTCTAGCCCAACTTTTACAGGTATCTTATGAAAAGAATCAGTATGAAATTTGACAATGTGCGCCCGATTTCTGTAAATAGCCAGTATAATTTCAACAGCAAGCGTAAGACGCAGTTTAAGAGCAAGCAGTACGATGTCTTTACCATTCTTATCAATCAGAGGCTAAACAAGCTTATGGGCGAGCTGAGAGCTTTTGAGAAGGCATTCTGTCCAGAGTCTCAGGTGATAAATGCTAGATACATCTTTCATTTTCCTAAGTCATTGATAATTAACAAGAACGGGAAGCTCAAGAAGCGTAGATATGATATAGATAATCTATTTAAGAGTATTAATGATGTGGTGTTTAAAAGAATGCCAAGTATTGACGATTCATTTATATTTAACCTGTATGGTATTAAAGCAGTGTCACATGATGATGATTTTCACATAGAGATGCAACTTTATGCAGATAGTCAAGAAAAGCACTTGCAACAATTTACTTAAACTAATAGGATTTATTTATGAAAGACTTTACCAATGCACTGAAAGAAAACAAAGAAAAGAAGCCACAACTGGCTGAGATTAAAGTTCCGTCAATGCGCGAGTACACAGAAAAGCGTGGGATATCACTTGAGGGAGAAAAGGAGCCAGAAAGCTCTGAGTCAAAGGATCGTATTAAGTTGCGTTACTTTTTAGATTCATACAAGAAAGATCCTTCTCCAGAAAGAAAACAACAGTTAAAAGAAATGCGTGAAGCATTCAAGTTACGACACGGAAAGTAAAGGTTAATAACATTTAAAAGGATTTGCACCAGTTATGGCAAAGAAACGGAAAAACCCAGCAAAGCCAACGGGTATTAAAAAAGAAGAAAGAGAAGCAATTAACGAAATTCTCACCGATGGAAACTGCCCAGAGATAGTAGCAGGCAAGTCGCTCCCAATACAATCAATTGACCTCTTGTCTAGATATAAGAAATGTTTAATGGCTGGATTCACACAGCAAGAAACAATCGACACACTAAAAATAGACAAATATAAATACTTTGCGCTTATAAAACAAGTTCCAGAAGAATTGCGAGATGAGTGGAGAGCTGTCAAGATAATGAGCGTTGAGAACTCTGTTTTAATGTCAGCCAATGGATTCTCGAAAACAATCTATGAAGATGTTGTCGACAAAGAAGGCATAACTCACACGCTAGCCAAAGAGAAATACTTCCCACCAAATGTAAATGCACAAAAATACTTCTTAAATAATATGTCATCAAGAGATTGGAAAGACCGTTCCGAGCTTGTCGTTAACAATGTTGAGAACATGCCAATGTCAGAACTCGAACAAAGGGTGCAGGAAATACTTCAAAAGAAGAAAGAGAAGAAAATAGCAAGTTTAAAACAGTTGGAACTAAACAGACAGGGGGTAGAAATTGTCGAGCACAAAGAAGAAGGCCACAAAAAAGACGACTAAGAAGGTTGTCAAAAAAGAGAAGCCATTGAAGGCCAGAAAAGAGTTAGGTATCTTGGAAGATTTTAGGGTCAAGGGATACGCTCCAAAGGATTTTAACTATATTTCTAGCTCATTCCTTGCATTTTCTCAGAACAACACAGCACTAGGAAGAACAACGCCTAAGACTGTATTCATGAAAGAGCATCATAAGCTTTTAAGATCTGTTGTTCAGGACTCAAGAGTATATATTGCCACCGACAAGGCTGGTACAGATATGCATGCTGGGTTTATTATTGCTCAACGTATTGGCTATATTGATGTAGTTCATTTCCTTTACGTGAAAGAAAGATTTAGAAATGAGGGTATTGGGCAGCTTTTAATTAATCAGGTCAAGAATAAAGACAAGGTTATTGTTACTCACAAGACTAAAGATTCAATCGATTCAAAGATATTCGAGAAGAATTGGGATGAAGTTATATATAATCCATATATGTTTCTAAATGGTGACTATCGTGATTCATAGAATAGTTAGCGTAACATTTTATCAGACAATAACTTTCCACGAGAAGACAATTAATGGCAGAAAGGCTTTCAATACTCTTGATACAGTTTTGTTACCTGGAGTGGAAATCACAAGAGAAGGCGAATCTATAGTTATTAACCACAAAGATTTTAAAGACTCTTATTGCGTAGGCATGGCAAACGTCAGGCACTATCGGTTTGAGAAGGCTGAGAGCAATGAAGATGAGAAGCAGAAGGCACTTGAAAGAAATAAGAGTATCGGAACCGCTGCGGAAAGTCATAGCGACAATGATTCTAGTGACTTAATTAACTCTTCTCAGTACGGAAACACTAGCAGTCAAATTACTCTTGACCAAGCAATTGCGGATCAGAATGAAAAAATTGCAAACAAGGCATTCAATGACTCGATCAAGAAAAAGATGAAAAAGAAAGCCAAGAAGAAAACTAAGAAGAAGGTTTCTAAGAAGTGTACACCAAAGAAGAAGAAGAGCTCTTAAAAGAATATTATAAGAGACTATCTATAAATGAAGCTACAGGGTTGATCGACTTCGATGATCCTGAGTTTCATCTTCAAAATGAGATAGTTAACGACAAAGAGAATCGTTACAAGGCGCATCAGTGTACACGTAGAGCTGGAAAGTCATTTACTGAGGTCGTTGCTCATATAAACGACATGCAGCACTTCCCAAAATGTAGAAATCTTTATCTAGCGTTAACGGCAGATTCAGCCGAAGCCATAACTTATGACATTTTCGATACGATTAACGAAAAGTTTAAAATAGGCCTAAGATATAAAATACAGAAAAGAATATGGGTGCATCCTAACGGCTCAACTTGTCGAATGTTCGGGGTTGATAACTCTGAAAAGGAAATGAAGAAAGTTCTAGGCCAGAAGCTTATGAAAGTTTCAATTGATGAAGCTGGATCTATAACTATCAACATGAAAAGACTTGTTTATCAGATGATTAAGCCAGCATTAGCAGATAATAGGCCCAATTCATCACTAACATTGTTGGGAACTCCAGAAAATATTCCGAATACATTTTTTGAAGCTGTGACAAGTGGAAAAGATAAAGATGTTCCGTGGAAAATAAGAAAGTGGACTGCATACGATAACCCATACATGAGAGAGCAATGGAAAGCTGAAATAGACGAAATGATTGAATCTAATCCGCTTGTGGTAAATGCCTCATGGTATAAAACGCATTACCTTAATGAGTGGTGCGCTGATGATGATCTATTAATTATTCCAGCAGGAAAAATACAGTTTGTTGACCATGTAAAATCAAGTGACTGGATCTATGTCCTAGGTGTTGACGTTGGCTTTAACGATGCAAATGCCTTTACTGTTTGTGCATTCTCTCCAAAGTCTAATAAAACTCACTTTGTTAAATCTTACAAGATGCCAGAGCTTATATTCTCAGAAGTTGCTCAGCAAATTAAGAAAATACAGGGCGATTACAACATATCCAAGATCTGGATTGATGGAGCAAATAAGCAAGGTGTTGAGGAAATTAAGAAAAGGTTTAAGATACCGCTAGAAAGTGCTGAAAAGACAACAAAAGATCTGATGCTACAACTATTGAAAGATGATATTAGTACAGGTTTGGTACTAATGAATAATGAAGATTGTGGCGAGTTATTCACGGAGTGGCAGGCTTTAATGTGGAAAACTGACCAGAAAGATGTTGAAGATCCACGTTGCCAAAATCACTCAAGTGACTCAGCTCTATATGCTTGGCGATACTGTAAACACTATCTTTACGTTGCACCAGAAAAGAAGCATAATAAGAACTCAAACGAATATATGGACGAATTAGAAAAGCAAGAAGCACTAGAAATGGAAAAGCGGATGCTAGAAAATCAAGAAGATGAGGGGTATTACTAATGAAATTAATCATACTATTGTTTCTACTCATGGGATGCTCTGCAAGAAAATGCATTAATAATGAGTATTATGTCGATGAGGTAGGTGCTGGAGTTTACTGGAAAAAACCGCATATTAAATGCACGAGTGATAAGGATGCAATTTATTTAGACGTAAAAAAACCTATAAAACCACAAGGGGAAAACCATGGGACAAACTAAGTCAAAGAAAAGAAGAATGAAGCAAGAACAACAAGAAGCTAACGAGAACATGTCAGCCAAAGAATACATCAATACAGCAACACGAGAATATCTATCAGGTATGGCCGTAATTGCTGAGAACGTGCAAGAAGGTGAAGAGTTTGGAGACATTCAAGCAATCGTACCGATAAAAGATACTCATGTTTTAGTGTTAGAAGTTAAATATGTTGAATTAACAGAGGAATCAAGAAATGACCTTAGAAAAGAAAAAGAAAGCATCGAAAAAAGTATGCAAGAAAGTGAAGAAAAAGGTGTCGGAGGCAACACAGAAGAGCTCGGAAAGTTTGGACTTAGCCTCTGTCCTGAAGTTAATGAAGACTTACAAAGCGAAAACGCTTAAGGGACATGGATTCGAGATTGAACTTGATTCTAGTGCCTTTTATGAGCCTGAGAAGCCACCTGTTGCACTGACAGAGAAAGAAAGACTTGAGAAAGCGGAGCATGATGCTAAGATTAATGATGAGATTATGTATCACTCAGCTAATTAGGGGATAATATGCAAGGAAGATCATTACCAACAATGGACAAGTTTTGGTGGAATAGCGAAAAGGACTCTGTTGCTGCAGATCTCTTTGCTCATGTCGAAAACATAAAAGATAAAAATGCCCATAGTATGGGTCAAAGAAAAAAGCACTTAAGACTATATGGAAATATGAACCAGCAAGGAACTTTCTCCGACACGTCGGCTGGGAATTCTGAGCGCATAACTCTAAACGTCATTCAGATGGCGATAGATACGGCGCAAGCTAGAGTTGCCAAGTCAAAGCCCAAGGGCAGATTCTTAACGGATGAAGGTAACTTTCAGCTCCAACGTAGGGGTAAGAATTTAGAGCGTTTTGTTGATGGTGTTTATTATCAAAATGAACTTTATGAAGAAGCCCAAGATGCATTTCTTGACGCTGGGATCTTTGGATCTGGTGCTGTTAAGTTTTGGATAGAAATAAAGAACAAGAAGCCTTATGTTAGGGCCAAGCGATGTTTCTTAATGGATTTAATAGTAGATGAAGCAGAGGCGATGTATGGCAATCCTAGGCAGTTATACGAGGTAAAAATTGTTAACAAGTATTCTCTCGCTGAACAATACCCAAAACTAAAGAAACAGATTGAAGAAGTTGGCGCGCCTGATGCCGCATGGTCGAATGCACCTATTGAAGATGGAAACATTGTAATAATAGAAGGCTGGAAACTTGGACGCGGAAAAACTAAGGGCCGTCATATTATCGCGGTTCAGAATCAAACTATCATAGATGAAGAATGGAAACCTGATTTTTTCCCAATTGAATTTTATCACTACAACAGAAAGCCAATAGGTTTTTGGGGTCGTGGTATTTCTGAAGTTCTTACGGGTACTCAATTTGAGATCAATAAACTTTTAAGAACTATTCAAATTGCTATGCATCTTGGATCAATTCCGAAAGTATGGGTTGAGGCAGGTTCAGGAGTTGTTAAGTCTCATCTTAATAACGAAATCGGTGGAATCATTACTTATCGTGGTGATAGACCTTTTTCAGATGTATTGATGAAGATACCACCAGAGTTAAGCCAGCAGCTATGGGATCTATACAATAAAGCATTTGAGCAAGTTGGTTTAAACACTCCAGCTGTTTCTGGTACTGTTCCAAATAGATTAGAAAGTGGTAAGGCCATTAGAGAGCACAATGATACGGAAAACGAAAGATTTTCTATTGTCTCTCAAGGCTTTGAATCATTCCACATGAGATTAGTAAGTAAGATTGTTGATTTCTCAGATCTTGCATTTGAAGATTCTAAAGAGTTTTCAGTTTTAACAATGTCTGACGATGGATCAAAAAGACTAAACTGGAAAGATGTAAATCTTGAAGAAGATTCATATGTTCTTAAGAGATACCCTGTTTCATTACTATCAAGTACACCACAAGGAAAGCTTGCAGATGTTACGATGATGATGGAAGCAGGTCTATTGGATCAACAGCAATCTTTAAAACTGCTCGATTATCCAGATATTAAAGGCGTGACTTCTCTTATGAATGCAGCCGTTGAAGATATTGAAAAAACAATAGAGATTATAATTGAAGATGGTGAATATGAAGCACCTGACGAATTACAGGATCTTGAAACTGGAATACCAATGATGCAATCTGCTTACTTAAAATATAAGAGGCAGAATATAGAGCCAGAAAAACTCGAGTTAATGACTACATGGATCGAAGATGCATTAAATATCATCAATCCACCGCCAACACCTGAAGAAGTTGAAGAGCAAGAAGCAATGGAAGAGGAAGAGGCCGTTATCATGGAGCAAGAAGCACTTAAACAACAGCAAGAACAGGCAATGTTGCCAGAACCAACACAAGGATAGATATGTCAGACGTAGCACCAGCGGCAGCACCAGTACCGGCTGCACCAGCACCAGCGCAAGAAGGCGGCTTAATGGATGCCAATTATGGTAGGCCATCACTAGATCAAATTGCTGAGAATTTAAACAATCAGCAACCAGCTCCAAAGCAAGATTTTGGGCAGAATCAAGAAGATCCAGCTCCTGAAAATCCAGAACATCAAGCACCACCAGAGAGTAAGAATTCTGTTGATGACTTTATGGAAAGAGAAAGAAAGATGTTTGCTGATAGGCAAGCGCTTAAGGTTGAGAAGGATCAGTTTGAAGCTGAAAAATCTAAAAACAGGGATTATCTAAATTCTTCTGATGAAGATCTCGATGCAATGATTGATAAAATTATTAGCGGAGATGGAACAGGCGACGAAGATGAGCCAAAACAATTGACTCAAGAAGAAATGCGCCAACAGATTAAAGATGAAATCATGGAAGATTTTAAGCAGAAAGATGCCGTTAAGGAAGATGAGAAGTTTATTACTGACTATAAGGCAGAGATTGCTACGGAAATCAGCGATAAGCAAGAATTTGCTCTTACATCATCATTTGGACAGTCTGAAATGGTATACGAGGTCATAGAGAACGACTATAAACAGAAAGCAGAGCTTTATGGTGAGGCATATGCCAAAGATAATATGCTAACTATTGCCGATTCAGCAAAATTAGTTGAAAAACATCTTGCATCAGAAATGAAAAGTGCATTACAATCAGATAAGAATGGGTATCTTAAGGATCTCATTCTAGGTTTTTTGGGAGATAATACTCAAGACCAGTCAAGTCAGGATCAGTTAAGCCATACGACTATTACGCCAGAGATTACGCAAACAAGTAACACGCCTATTGATAGAACCAATCTCACAGAAGAACAGAGAATGGCCCTAGCAATAGCTAAATTGTAGTAACTAACTAAGGGGTTTAATATGTCACTAGATATGGCAAAGTTCGCACCAGCTTTAAAAGAGTATTACACAAATACTGCTGTTGAGAACATGGTTTACAAAGATCATCCAGCATTGGCAATGGTCAAAAAAATGGAAATGTTTTACGGAGACAATCTTCCTTTACCAACTATTTATGGTAATCCACAAGGTAGATCTTCAAACTTCGCGAAAGCAAAGCAAAATAAAACATCATCTGTATTAGCAAAATTTTCTTTAACTCGTTTTAAAGATTACTCACTTGCTTCTATCGATAATGAAACTGCTGAAGCTTCAGAAAACGATAAAGGTGCATTCCTTAAAGCAATGACAGTTGAAATTGATGGAGCTCTTCAGGCTGCAACAAACTCTGCTGCTTCTGATATGTTTGGAACTGGTTCAGGTAAAATTGGACAAATCGCGGTTCTTACTCCAAATGACGGTGGTTCAGGTAACACGAAAGTTCAACTTTCAAGTGCTGAGGATATTGTTTATTTTGAGCAAGCAATGACATTAGCTGTTTCTTTAACAGATGGTGGTGGAGCTGGTGTAAAAGCTGGAACTGCTTCTGTAATTTCTGTTAATAGAGATATTGGATATTTCCATGTTTCTGATGCTGATGCTGTAGCCGCTTCTTTTGTTGTTAATGACTTTGTCTTTGTTGATGGTGATTACGACTCTAAGATGCCAGGATTTGCTGCTTGGTTACCAAAGACAGATGCACTTGCTGTAACTTCTTTTCTTGGTGTAGACAGATCTAAAGATCCAACTAGACTTGGTGGTATTAGATTTGACGGTACGGCAATGCCGATCGAAGAAGCTCTTATCAAGGCTGCTTCTAGAGTACAAAGAGAGGGTGGAAATCCTGATTATGTATTCTTATCTTATGATAAGTATTCTGATCTTGAGGCGTCACTTGGATCTAAGATTCAGTATGTTATGCCAACGGCAGCAGGAAGAGCTGATATTTCTTTTAGAGGAATCCAGTTAAATACTAACAAAGGAACTATGACAGTTCTTGCAGATTCATATTGTCCAGAAGGGTCGGCATTTATGCTTACTATGAAAACTTGGCAACTATTCTCACTTAAGAAAATGATTCGTATCCTTGATTTGGATGGAAATAAAGTTCTTAGAGAGAACGATGAAGATGCGGTTGAAGTAAGAGTTGGTGGATATAAAATTCTTGGGTGTAATGCTCCGGGATGGAATGCTCATATCTCTCTTTAATTTTTAATAAAACGGGGGCTCCGGCTCCCTATCTTTAGAGGTAGAAATGGCAAACAGATCATTAGTACAGTTCTTTTATTCGTTTTTAAAGAAGCTGTGTTCAATTCATCTTGTATTTAATGTTGGTGCCGCTGGTGCTCCTACTTTGGTTGCTGCCGAAAGTCTTGGCGTAGCTGATGTTACTAGAAGTGCTGCTGGTCAGTATCAAATAGTATTACAAGATAAGTGGTATTCATTTATTACAATGAGAGCAATTTTAATTGATCTTGCTGCTGAAGACTTAACTTTTCAAATAAAAAGTTTTGACCTTAGTGCAAAAACAATCGATTTTATTACTCATGCCGCTGGTGTTGATACAGATCCTTCAAACGGATCTCAGGTAAGAATTGAATTACTATTTAATGACACTATAGCGAGGTAATCGTTATGATGGGTTTATTAGGTGGTGACAAAAAGAAAGTAGCTCAAGCTATTGTTTCAAGTGGTGGATCTAAAGACGATGGTCAGTATTCTGAATCATACGAAGAAAGAAAGCCAGAAAACAATATGGAAGATGAAATGTTCGGTGAATTAATGGAAGCGTTTAAAAGCGGTGACGTTCAGAGACTGAAGAAATCATTTTCACAGGCTCACGAATATTCTTACATGAAAATGAAAAAATAAATTCTAGCCCCTTTTAATCGAGGGGCTTATTTGCGAGGTTAAAAATGTCTAAACTTGTAACCTTATCAAATCTGAAGCTTAGATGCCGAGAAATGGCAGATATGATTCACTCTCAATTTGTTACTGATCCAGAATTAATTAGATATATAAACGCTTCAGCTCAAGAGCTGTACGATATTTTAGTAATGGCCTATGGTGAAGATTATTATGTCTTACCAGATCCGTACGAATTTACATCAGATGGAAGCCCAGAAGATCTGCCAGACGATTTTTATAAAGTTGTTGGGGTAGATGCCTTAGTTGGCGGTGGAAATTATGTAACACTTAAGCCTTATGAGTTCACAGAAAGAAATAGGTTTAATGGCCCTACAAACTTGCTAATTAACAATAATAGTCCTCTAAGATACCGTATTCATGGGAATCAGATCACTTGGGCTCCAGGAACTAACGGAACTAACCAAATAAGACTTTGGTATATTCCAGTAATGGAAGATTTGGCACTTGATGTAGATGAGCTAGAAGGCGTAAACGGCTACGAAGAGCTTGTTGTAGTCGATGTAGCAATCAAGATGAAGCAGAAGCAGGAAGATGATGTTAGCGTTCTTATGGCGCGCAAACAAGAGCTTATGAGAAGAATTGAGAAAGTAGCTCAAGATAGAGATGCTGGAATGTCTCACAGGGTTACAGACTCTACGAGAATTAATAACTATTATATGGATTCACTTTTCTACTAATGGGCGATAAACTAAAGAAAGAACATTTTCCAGATCATCAACTTAATAAGCTTCAGCAGAATGTTGACGAGGTGCTAAGAAGCAAGGATCGGAGAATTACTGAGCTAGAAGAACAACTTGCTCTGGCACTATTAAGAATCGAGGCTCTCGAAGTCTTTCATCCGTAGGTAAAAATGGCAACAAGAGATAGAGTAGTTTCAATTCCGTTTTCAAAAGGTGTAGATACCAAAGTAAATGACATAATTTCAGAAGATCCAATGGTAATTGAAAATGCTAGGATAGATACAACTGGAGTATTAAGAAAAAGATATGGCCATGACTCACTAACAAATCAAGTAAAAGATATCCTCGGCGTAGATATTTCAACTATTACGGCTGGAAAATATATGTTTAACTTCAATCGAAATCTATATATGAACGATGGAGATTTTTGGTATCAATATAATACGAAAAGATCATTTTGGAACCAAAGAGGAAAGCATAAATTATTCAATCTTGTTCTGGAAAGTGATGACAGTAACAATGCTTACGAGTACAGAGATTCACACACTGTTGGAAATGAGACTTATGCAATTGCTCCAACTGGAACAAACTCAATATTTATAAAGGCTGATGAAAACGATAATGTCTTAAATACAAGTGGAACATTTTTTGCAAACGTATTAAATGATGCTCATGATATTGTTTACGACGGTACAAATTTATTTTATGCATTTGTTGACTCTAGTAATAGCGACCAGATAACAGTTTTTAAGTTCGCGAATGATCTTTCTTCGTCTAGTTTCTATGTAGTTGCTGCTGCTGGATCAGTTAATGATAAATCAATATCTATTTCTGTATCTGATAACAGATTAAAAATATTCTATAGTCAAAATGCTAATCCTGAATTATGGGGAGTTGAATTAGACAAGGATCTTCTTGTCACAACAGCTCCAACAAAGATATTCCCCGTGGCAATACCCACTACTGTGATTATGGACACAATGCCAAGAATTGTTTCTGTATCAAACGACACTGATTTTACGGTTATTTACAGTGGTATACACAACGATGATAAAATATTGAAAACTACAGCTTGGTCAGGTACATTTGCATCGAATAATCTTACAGATGTTAAACATGGAAAAGTTGATAGTCAGATTGAAGCCTACGCAAATCAGCAATTTGTTTTCTATACTAATGGCCTAAGTCTTTTATCTGAATTAGATTCTGGAATTTTTAAAACAGTTACAAAGCTTGAGCAATTTGTTGATGAGCCAGAAGATGTAGATCCACCAAGAAGAATGCAAAATATTTATGAAGATGCAGACATTATAAGAATCGACAAAGATAGATACTTAGATAAAGACTATATTCTTGTTTCTGATTCTATCGAGTTTACTGGCGTTGAAAATATATTTGGATCTTACTATAAAGTTTGTGATGGGAAAAACGAGCTACCTCTTCCGTTTAATGAAAAACCAATATTAAAATCGTCAACTATAACTGGTGGTGGTGCAGTAAGTGGGACTTATAACTATCTTGCAATCTATGTGTACACAGACGCAGCAGGAAATAAGTATGAGTCAAAAATAAGTGATGGATTCGACGTAGTAACAGTAAACAGCTTGTATGTTGATTTTGAGTTTTATCAGCCAACATCATTCTCAACGGATGAATTTGATACAGAACCAAAAATAGAAATATACAGAAAACTTTCAACAGATACAGAGTATCATTATGTAACAGAAGGATTTATTTCTTTTACGAGAGATTTGCTTGAAGATGTATCAGCTAATAAGCTAATTTATTCAGATGGTGCAAGTGGATCAGAACTTGAAAATGATCCAGCACCACCAAGTAAAGGTGGATGTTTCCATAATGGAAGAATTTTTCTTATTGATGCAACAAAGAGAAATACATTAAGACATTCAAAATATTTTGTTCATGGGATAGGGGTTGCATTTCCAGAAGAATTTAATCTTGTTATTGAAGATAATCAAGATAGAGAAGCTGATTATTTAACAGCAGTTCAGTCGATGGATTCTAAGCTTATTATGTTCAAGAATAATTCTGTCTTAGTTCTTTACGGTGAAGGGCCTGACGATACTGGTGGAAATTCAGATTATACAGAGCCAGAAATTATATCTACTGATAATGGTTGTATAGAGCCGAGATCGTTAATTTTAACATCTATGGGGATTTTTTATAAATCAAATAAGGGGATATGGCTTTTAACAAGAGCAATGGAAAGTGTTTATATAGGAGCTGGAGTAGAAGACTTTAACTCTGAAACAATAAGTGGTGTTGTGCACTTAGATGGCGAGAATGAAGTAAGATTTACTACTCGTGAAGGCACAACAATGGTTTACAATTATTTCTATAAGCAATGGACTACTTTTGTAAGCCATGAGGCAGAGGCATCTGTAAATTATAATGGAAAATTCTCTCATTTGAAGGCAAATGGACTTGTTGAAGTTGAGCATGACTCTTTTCGAGACAATGGAGCATTTATTCCAAGAAAAGTTGATACTGGATGGCTCAAAGTAAATAATGTCGGAGCAATGCAGAGGATTAAAAGAATTGGCCTCACAGGTGAGTATATGGACGATCACAACATAAAAGTGACGACCTACCATGACTATGAAAAATACTCTACGAGCGAGTACACGCTAATACCACGATCCTCAGACTATAATAGGACAGTGAAGCCAGCAGATGTAGATTATTATGCAGGATCAAACGATGGTGTATATGAATACAATGTGCATGTTGCTCGTCAGCAAGGGCAATCGATAAGAATTGTATTCGAAGATGTTGACACAGGAGCAACTGAAGAGGGCTTCAAGATGGCATCAATGAGCTTAAGAGCTGCCTCCAAACGTGGACAATACAAGTTAGTAGATAATAAGAGATTTTAAGTGTAAAATTTAAGGAACTAGGGGTCAATATGGGTTTATTTAGCGGTGCAGAAAGATTAGTAAAAAAAGGTTTTGGGCTTTTGTCTGGAGGTGAATCTAGGCCAGTTGGTGAACTTACTCAAAAGAAAGAATTAGCAGAAATACTCACGAGACAAATGTCGTCAGCACAGAGTGCGGATATTTCAAGAGCAGAGGGAAAAATTGCTGGTGAACAGGCATTGGCTGGGGCAACATCAGCAATAAGAAGTCAAAAAGGGCTTAGTTCTGGACTAAAGCAAAGACAAATAGCTGGAGAAGGAAGAAAGCTTCAAGCACAAATAGCTGGTAGTCAAATGGTTGCAGGTTTAAAAGAAAGACAACAGGCACTACGTGACGCTGCCGCAACTGCAAGTGGATCTCAAGCCGCTGAAGCAGCAAGGCAGGGACTGATCTCTAAAGCAGATCAAGAAAAGAGGCAGAGAAGACAGAAGACAGTCGGCGCAATATTTCAGGGCGCTGGAAGTGCAATGAAAGGTGGTATGTAGCCATGATAATTGATGAACTAGAAGAAGATGAAGTAATAAAAGAGGCTGATCTTCAAAGACAGGCTGAGCAAGTAGGAAGGGAGCCAGCAATGGACGCTTCTGGTCTTGGTGTGCAAGAACCTCAAAATAGTGGGTTTACTCCTCAAATGCTTGCTAGGCCAGATGAGAGACAGTTAACAGCTGAAGAAATGGCAACGCTGGATCTAGGAAGAGCAGAGCCAGTTGACACATCTCCAATAAAAGAAGTTGGCGAAGTTATTGAAACACCTACAATTGATATTGGTGGGACGTATAAAGAAAAGCCAGTAATGGCAAGAAAGACAGATTTTGCGGAAGTTATACCTGAGCCTGACTTAATTACAGATAGGGCTCAAGTAGCGCCGATGATTAAAGAGGCTACAAAGCACCAACAAGCACTTGAGCAAAAGGCAACCGAGGCAGAGTTGCGCGCAATCGATCTTGAGTCAGGTGCTCAGGAAAATAAGCTTGCTGTCGTTGAGGATCTACATAATAAGGTTCAAGAGCTAACTGACAATAGAAATAGATACATAAAAGAAAAAAGAAGAGCACTTAGCTCAAAAGCTGAAGAGGATTCTAAAACTATTCCAAAGAAAGAAAAAAACAGAACTTCATTAATGATAGCAGGATTTTTATCTGGGCTTGGTGCAGGACTCCAGGGTAGGCAAGATGATTTTGGATCTTGGCTCAATGCTAGGCTAACAGCAGAAGCAAAAAAATCTGCGCTAGTTAAGAAAAAGGCAAGTGACTTGCTTAAGTCTGGATTAAAAGAAGTTGATGTTGAAGATAAGTATCTAAAAGAAAGAATAAAAGAAATAAAAATGCAACGATATAAGGAAATTGACATAGAACTAGCTAGAAATATAGCTAAGTCAAAGAGTCCAAAAGTCGTAGCAAAGCT